ACATAAAATTAACCCCAACATCTAAAGAATTTAATACAAGAATAAAGAACCCTCAGTTTGATCAAGAAATAATCAAATTAGCTCATCAATGGAAAAAGGCAACAACTGTTGATGCTAAAGCAAAAATTGTTGGAGAAATGAATACATTAAAAGATAAGTTTAGTAAAAAATATGGAGATTACCTAAAGGGTGTAAAAATAACACCAGATAAAACTGGTAAGCCGATATTTTCAAGCACGGCGGATGTTGTTACTAAAAAAACTAATCTAATTAAAAGTCTTACAACTTCCTTGGCGCAGGAAAAAGGACATAAAACCTTTGCTGAATTGTATGCATCGAAAGAAGGAAGAAAGCAATTAAAAGCAATGACATCGTTGACTGGAATTAATGATTATTTACGCGCTAATGGAATGAATCCGATTTGTGTAACTAAAAGTCCGAAAAAATGTGGAATGGATTTAATAAAAAGTGAAGGCGGAGTTGACGCGTATAGAAGTGAACTTGAAAAAAGAATGGCTAATGCAAAGGGAGATGAAAAATGGTTTAAGGCATATAATAATCCTAAACTGGCTTCGGTAAAGAATTTTTTTAAAAACGCTGGTAGAAAACTAGGGAAGTTTGGAAAAGGACTTGTGTGGGGTGAAGCAGTTTATATTCCTTTTGGAATGGCGTATGAATCTGGAAGAGGAAGAAATTTACTGGAAGCGTTTGATAATTCTTTAGGACTGGGAGGACATCTTGGAATAGAAGAAAAGAATCTTATGGAATATGCTGATAAAGCTGGGTATAGCGAAGAGGATAAAAAGTACTTCAGTCAATTTGCGCAGTTAGACAAAAATGACAATTGGACGACGTTTTGGCAACTTGCTGCGGCTGGTGATAAGTGGGCTGTTGATAAATTAGGTGGCTACGACAAATGGTGGAATGTTAACACAATGAAAGAATTTGCAGCTGGAAAAATAAAAGATTTAAAGACAGAATCTGATAATATTGTTGAAGGACTACAGACAGGTTTGGGGGAAGGTATTTTTGGAAAATTTGGTGAAAGAGAATATTTAAAAGATGTACAAGCAATAGATTGGATAAATAAAGCAAAAGAAAAAGAAGCTAATGTATTAATTAATAAAGCACTTGCTAAAAAACATGGAGAACCATCTCTTGCTCCTCATACACCTGCACCAGATCGTTGGCTCGTTATGGAGAATTTGCTTAATGCTTTTACTGAAGAAGGAAGAGAAAAGATAAAAAAAGAAGGATTAGCAAAAGAACAAGCAGGACCGTTATGGTCTATGCTTACTTCTCCGATAGGAGCTGCCTATGCAGCAACAGATAAAAGAATTGATAGAGAAAAAATTTTAGAAGAAGAAGGAAGAGAAGATTTATTACATAAGGAATACATGCATCCTTTATATGGAGCTAGTTTTTCATACCCTCAAGCAGTAGGTGTGGGTAGATATGCAACCGGCGGCCTCGCCAACCTAACAAGAACCGTGGCCCCTGATTCGGGGCCCATGTCACAGGGGTTGCGTTCGCTGTATATTGATGATATGGATTACTAGGAGTATAAATGGCAGACATAGATAAAACACTCCCGAATGTTCGACACGAAATTAAAATTCCGCCTGCACAGGCGCCAACCGATGTTGATATTGCGGGACAATTACCACAGCAACCCGTAGAAGTAACGCCCGATCAAGAGGGTGGCGCTACAATTAATTTTGAACCGAGTTCAGTCAATCAGGCACAGTCAAACACGCACTTTGACAATCTAGCCGATATACTTCCAGAAGACGTTTTAAATCCCGTTGGAATTCAGTTAAGATCGGACTATACCGATTATAAAATGTCAAGAAAGGACTGGGAACAGTCCTACGTTAATGGTCTGGATCTTTTAGGATTTAAATACGATAATAGATCAGAGCCCTTTCAAGGGGCTAGCGGCGCTACTCATCCCGTTCTGGCTGAAGCGGTTACACAGTTTCAAGCGCTCGCTTATAAAGAATTGCTACCAGCGGATGGACCCGTTAGAACTCAAGTTCTAGGAGTATCCAATCCTGCCAAAGAAGCTCAATCGCAAAGAGTAAAAGATTTCATGAATTATCAGTTGATGGATCAGATGAAGGAATACGAACCTGAATTTGATCAAATGTTATTTCATCTGCCGCTTAGCGGCTCTACTTTTAAAAAAGTATATTATGATGACTTACTGGGACGTGCAGTATCAAAATTCGTTCCTGCAGATGACCTCGTAGTTCCGTATACGGCTACCTCATTAGACGATGCGGAATCGGTGGTCCATGTTTTAAAGATGTCTGAAAACGCTTTAAGAAAACAACAGGTCGGAGGATTTTATTCAGATATTGAATTGACAAAACCCGTTGCTGCAACGGATGCAGACACAGTAGTAACCAAGCAAAGAGAATTAGAAGGAACGTCTAAATCAACAAGAACAGAAACGATGTACACTCTTCTAGAGTGCCATGTGAATCTAGATTTAGAAGGCTTCGAAGATATTGGTCCAGATGGGCAACCAACTGGAATCAAGCTGCCCTACGTCGTAACAGTCGAAGAAGGCAGTCAGAAGGTTCTTTCAATTAGAAGGAACTATGCGCCCAATGATCCATTAAGAAATAAAGTTCAATATTTTGTCCACTTCAAATTTCTGCCAGGACTCGGATTTTATGGCTTTGGACTCATTCATATGATTGGCGGTTTGAGCAGAACGGCAACGTCTGCTCTCCGTCAATTGCTGGACGCAGGAACATTATCAAATTTACCCGCAGGATTTAAACAGAGAGGCGTCAGGGTTAAAGACGACGCTTCACCAATACAGCCAGGAGAATTTAAAGATGTAGATACTCCAGGCGGTAATCTAAGAGATGCATTTGTATTTTTACCCTACAAGGAACCTTCAGCCACATTATTGCAGCTGATGGGAATTGTAGTAACAGCAGGACAGAGATTCGCGTCCATTGCTGACATGCAGGTCGGGGACGGGAACCAAGGTGCAGCAGTTGGTACGACCGTGGCTCTTTTAGAACGTGGTTCAAGGGTGATGTCAGCAATCCATAAACGATTGTACGTAGCCTTAAGACAAGAATTTAAATTACTAGCAAAAGTATTTGCTCAGTATCTTCCGCCCGAATATCCATACGATGTTGTGGGTGGACAAAGAAATATTAAAGTAGCGGATTTTGATGAAAGAGTGGATATTCTTCCAGTTGCAGATCCAAACATTTTTTCAATGTCTCAAAGACTAACTCTAGCACAAACTGGATTGCAGTTAGCAATGTCAAACCCGCAGATGCACAATTTATACATGGCGTTTAGAAAAATGTATGAAGCGTTAGGAATAAAAGACATTGACAGAATTTTACCGCCACCGGCTCCCAATGCTCCTAAAGATCCATCGTTAGAGCATATTGATGCTTTAGGCGGAAAGCCTTTTCAGGCGTTTCCAGGTCAGGATCACAGAGCGCACGTTACAGCGCACTTGAATTTTATGTCAACGAACATGGTTAGAAACAATCCAATGGTTATGGCTGCTTTACAGAAAAATATTTTAGAGCATATTAGTCTCATGGCTCAAGAACAGGTACAATTAGAGTTCAGAGAACAGATTCAGCAACTACAAGTGCTTTCACAGCAAGCTGCAGTTAATCCACAGGCACAACAACAGGTGCAACAGATCACTCAACAGATAGAAGCACGAAAAGCGGTGTTGATTGCAGAAATGACTGAAGATTTTATGAAGGAAGAAAAGAAAATTACGTCTCAATTTGACCATGATCCGCTTTTAAAACTTAAATCTAGAGAAGTTGACTTAAGAGCAATGGAAAATGAACGTAAAAAACAAGAAATGCAGAAAAAAGTTGAAATTGATCAAGCTAAATTGGTTCAAAATAGAGATATTACTGATGATAAACTTGAACAAGATGAAGAATTGGCTGAATTAAGAGCTGATACTTCATTAGAGAAGCAAGAAATGGCAAATGAGAATAGATTAACCCTTGCTAGAATGAAACCGAAGGGTGGAAACGGTGCCTCTAACAGATAAAGGTGAAAAAATCAAAAAAGCCATGACAGAACAGTACGGTTCTAAAAAAGGGGAAAGTGTTTTCTATGCGTCTGCCAATAAAGGCACTATAACGGGCATTGAAAAGCGAAAATCTGCTAATAAGGGTGGTTTAATAAAAGGATTTCCCAAATTGGCAAAAATATTGTAAAAGGAGGATATTATGGCATGGAACTATAAAACAGGCGGAAAAGAATTCAAGATTCCTGAGCAAAAAAAGATAGTTGATCCTAGATCTAAAACTAGCATCAGAGGAAAAAACTATATTGCTACAGGCGATAAAAATTCTGTTCCGGCAAAGCAAAAAAAGCCTTATAAAGTAACTTGGTTCTAATATGGCTTGGTTCAGTTTAGCTAAGATAGCGCTTCAAGCTGGGGCTAAAATTTATTCCAACAAACAGCGTACGAAGATGGCTATGTCTGATGCACAATTGATGCACGCAGAGAAAATGGCCCGAGGTGAGGAAAGTTACCAGGGCAAGCTTTTAGAGGCCCGGCAAAACGACTACAAGGACGAATTTGTACTTGTGATTATTTCGGCCCCCATAATTGTGTTAATGTGGGCAGTTATGAGTGACGATCCGTCCGCAATGGAGAAGGTGAAGCTATTTTTTGAGTATTTCAATGACCTTCCGAAATGGTTTACGAATCTTTGGATACTTGTAGTTGCCAGCATTTTTGGTATAAAAGGAACACAAATATTTAGGAATAATAAAAAATAGGAGAAAACTATGAGAAATGACTATGGAAATAGACCAAGAAAAAAACTTGCTGGCGGTAAAAGAGTTGGCAAGCAATTTGGTGGTGGATTACCTATTCAACCAACGGTAGCTGCTAGTCCAATGGGCGTGGCTGCTCCAGTTCGAAGATTTGGTATGAAGTATGGTAAAAGCGCCAAAAAATAAAACAGAAAAGATTGAGAAAAAAGAAACATCTAAATCTGTAACTGAACCTTATATTGGCAGTTACATAGAAGGTGATTTGGGTGGAGTACCGGTTTCAAATCCGCATTTAAAAAAATATTATGGAGAGATGATAAAACCTACATGGAAATTGAAAACGTAATTTATAGATTACAAAAAGAGCTAGAAAGAAAAATTCAGGCATTATCAATCTCGGTTACATCCGGAGGGGTTGACAACATGGAAACATATAAGTATATAATAGGGCAAATTAATGCACTGGAATCAGTGCGACAGGAACTCTCTAGCCTGCTTGATAAGGAGCAAAATGAAGGAACAGTTATCGAC